ATTTTTCCAATCAATAGTAGTATCAAGTCCAGCCAAGTCTTCCTGCTTTTCATTAGCAGTAATTTTTTTACGCGTGAACTTACTTGCAGGAACCCTATAAGCAAGTTCAGACTTAGGCCTGTCCATACCATCTTGAATCGGCTTAAAAAAGAACGGATAATTAATACTAATTGGAACAACTTTGTCTGTAAACATTTTTTTAGCATCTGCACCTGTTTTAGATAATATACCAAATCTACTATCACTTGATATTGTAGCTTGATTAACTGTTTCAGCTGATGACATAAATGAAAAACCAGATCGTCTGTTTTTAAGGTAGCACATACCATAACATCTTTTATCTGCTTTGCATGCTTCCCAAAATATATAGAATAATCTGTTAGCTTCTCTAAAGTCTGGTGCACCTACATCAATTTTACTCCACTGTAGATACATGTAATGTGTACCTGTTATGTATGTTGGCGTACCGTCGTTGTTAAACCAAAAGCCATTATCTCTTCTGTTAAATTCTTCGTCTATATAATCAAACCAACCAGACTTTTTTTCTTCAGGATAATTACGCCAATCAAATATATTCTTAAGTCTTTTTAACTCTTTAGGATATTCAAATTGTTTCCACTTTTTTTCTTTGTTAGCATATATATCTTTTGGTTGTTTTGGTAATGCTATGCTGAAATTTTGGATTTCAAGTATTTCGCCAATTTGACCAGTTCTAGATATAATGACAATATCATGCTCTTTATTATACCCATATTTCCACTTTTTAGTTTTATTAAGTCTGTTTATAGTAGTCTTTTTTATTGGCTCAACTACTTTGTATAAATTTTGCTGATACATTACTTAGATCTTCCCTCTGCAAAGCCTTTAAAAACTTTTGGTTTATCATGCTCACTTTCTTTACCTTCAAGTAAGTTCTCTTCTTCTTGTATTCTATTTAGTATTTCAAATGCGTCAAATATAGCTAGTTTCTTTGTTGCTGCAGCATTTTTTAATCTGTCAGCTGATATATCATCGTCAGAGTCTACAATATCTTCTTTTGCTACTTTAATAAGCTCTTCAACTGCTCTGTGCCCAGCTTGGATTATACGTTTCTTCGTCTCCTTGATATTCATATTTAATTGTAATTTTATTTGATTTTACTCTGTAAAGCCTTTGACCGTCAATAACAAATTCGTATTTACCTACAGCTCTAAACTGCACTAAGCTATTTTTTTCAACAGTACCGTCAGAGTAAACAACAATACCTTGTAACTTTTCATTGCCTTTGTAAAACAATTTATTATCTTCTTTTAATGGCTGTATAAAACAATAACCTTCTAAAGGTTTCCAACCACTACCATTGTTATATGCAAATATTTGGTCTTCGTTTAATATATAATTGTCTTTATTAAAATAACTTCCGCTATTTTTCTCAATACCATACTGATTGTGCCATCTTCTAAATACATTGTGATGTACTATAACCGTGTCTCCAACCTTTATGTCTGTCAGTTTAGCCATTGGTACAGCTTTTACAATAGCCTCTCTGTTTGTAAATTGATGGTGAGATACTTCAGTGTTTAATATAAGTTGTTTATCACCAACCTTTTTTATATTATTATATCTTTCACCTTTTGGCTTTACAACAAAAGTGTAAATACCTTTCATTACTTATACTCTAAGTTATACTCTATGGATATTGCCATGTTCTTGTTAAAATCTTTCCAAGGTATAACTTCTTTACCTTTTTTAATATATATTGAATACTTTTCTTTTTCTTCAAATATATCACAAATGGTATGACCACCATACACTTCTTGCCCAACGGCATAGTGCATGGCGTCATTTTTATAATCTTTACCTATAGATATTTTACGAATCAGCTTGTCCATCATTGTATTTTAAATCTCCTGTTCTCACATCAATATCAGCGTCACCGTACTTATCTTGTAATTTAGACTGCATAAGTTTCACTTGGTCTTGATGACCCGCTAACCTGTGTAGCATATCGTGCTCTGCAGCTCTTGTTCTACCTATGTTTAAGTGTAACGTATCTATTTGTTTTACTAGTGTTTGCAAATCAATTAGTTCTTGTTCTTCTAACTTGTCTGCTTTTACTTTAAGGTCTTTAACCTTAGGTGTTTTTCTTTTTGCCATTTTATTTAATTTAAGTTAATTTATTGTTATTTATCTAGTTATAATATCACATAAAATAGTGAATAATTACACTAGTCGTCTATCTCGGATATATATCCTCCTTCTTCAAGTTCTTCTACTTCTACACCTGTTCCATCACCAACCCAATCACTGTGGTTTGTAAATGTATAACTAGAACATGTATTTATGTTATTAAACTTACGAATACGATCACTAACTAAATCTGTTGTAGCTACTAATCTTTCTGTACGATCCATACTTTTGTGCATAAAATGCACATTGTCTTTCTCTATTGTTTCAAATACTTCTTCTGATAATATATAATAATTCATGTTATTTATTTACTATTGCTGAGTTACCATCTATTGTAAAGTTATCATTTGATCTTGTAGCATTACCATTACCTTCCCATTTCCAATAACCTATTAAGTTTGATTGAGCGCTATGCGTTGTCGCATCCATTACTGTACCACTGTTGTATAGTGATGTAACTTCACTAGCACTTAATTCTTTATTCCATATAGTTAAATCATTATAAACCGTTGGTGTGCTATTACCAGTTTTTCCTTCACCGTTTGAAATACCATTAGAACCAACACTCCAAGTTCTGTTATTAGTGCTACTCATCGCGCCATTAACATTGTTATTTGTTTGTATTGGCGCTGCACCGGCTGCATTAGCATTCCANTATAGTTTCATTGCACTAGCAGCATTTGTTGTTGATTTTGTAAAAGTAATCATAGTGTAGTTATCACTGTTTACATAACCTCTATTACTAGCACTCCAATATGTACCACCTAAACCAGCCGCGGCATAACCAGCTGCGTAAGCACCTGAGTTAGCGTGGAACAACCATTCGCCAAACTTAGACCAAGCATTAGATGATGTAGTTTTGTTACCATAGTGTACGCGTAGTCTATTGTTACTTTCGTTATACATGATTTTAATCATATCAGTTAATTGATAAGGAGCATTTTCTTTTTGACCAATTAAAAAATGTATATTAGTATTTAAACTACTACTCCAACCAGCTTTAACCCAAAACGATATTGTCCATGCACTAGAACCTGTAAAGTTAAACGTATCATCAGTGTCAAGAAGGTTAATATTGTGGTTAACACCAGTCTCTAGTGCTTTCGAAACAGCTTTAGCATTTACAAACGAAGCTACAGCATCGTGATCATATCCATACCACTCTGACATAGCATGTGGTGTTGAGCTATTAGGAGCGCTAGTGCTATTTGAATTAAAACTTGTTCCTGTAGCTAAAGTTGTTAAAGATATATTGCTATAACTTTCACCAGCACTGTAGTTTTCTTCGTCAAGTTCATTTTTAATACCAAGAAGACTTATTGTGCCACTACTTGGAACAGCCATTGCACATCGCTTTTAATTCATCAATTTGTTTTTGTTGATCTTTTATAGCTTCGATTAAATAACCTACAACGTTACCATAAGCAACACCTTTGTAACTACCATCATCTATAACGAGTTCTGGCGCAACCTTTTCTAATTCTTGTGCTATCACACCTGAACTTTGTTTACCGCTGTCAGTACGCTCGAAACTAACCCCTCGCATCTCTAACACTTTCTTACCATCTAATGTTTTAACATTTTTCTTTAAACGTTCATCTGAATAAGCTATTACATCAGCAGAACCTGTTATTGTAGAGCCAACATATAATTTTTTTGCTATACTCGCGCCACCTTCACATCTTAACATACCAGTATCACCTGTAGCATCTGTAGCGTCTGTCGTTCCAGTTATATCTATTCCAGCTGGAAATTGAGCCATATTTTTAAATATTGCTATATCACTATTGTCTATTTTTATAGCCATAGAGTTGTGACTAGAGCTTTGACCTATGCTAAAAGTGTCAGAAGCTGGATCAAAAGATAATAAACCTTTACCAACCTCTCCTCCTTCAGCATCTTCACCTTTCATTTTTAATTTAACTGGATCTCCATGCGATGTACCTTGTATTTTTAAAGCAATGTTAGCTTCAGTACCAGAACCTGCACCAGTAATAGTCATACAAGCAGATCCACTTTTTGCATTTTCAACAATAGAAACTGTATCTGAAGATATTTTACCAGCTGTTAAAACATTTGTGCTAGGATTATATTTTAAACCATTAGCAACTTTAATTCCTTGAGTTCCTGTTGAAGAAACAAAGCAGCCAAAATAATCGGCAGCATTACTAACTGAACTTGCTGTAACATTTGTAGCTGTAGTTGCTGTAGCTGCATTACCAGAGGTGTTTTGATTTCCACTAGTATTTACGCCTGGCAGATTTATAGCAGCAGAACCATTAAAACTAACACCACCTATATTTCTAGCCGTAGCCAAAGTAGTTGCTGTAGCTGCGTTACCTGTTATATCACTATCTGTATAAGCTAATTGTTTTGCAGTACCCCAATTAGAAGCAGTAGCGCTTGCTTGATAGTGATATATTTTCTTTTCACTTTTATCAAAAGCCAATACATTAGGATTACCACCAGAAGAATCAGAGTAAGAGCTAATAAATAAAGCGTCTTGCCAGTTACTACCAGTGCTAGTACCATCTTCTAAACCTTCTTTACTTGTGAAGAATATTCTAAAATCATCAGAGTATGATCTATCTTCAGGCGCCATATCTCTGTCGTCAATAGCGTTTAAATTTGTAGCTTGATCAGCCATAGTTGCTGTTGCTGCATTACCAGATGTATTTGCAGCGTTGTTTGGTATATCAGCAGAAGCTAAACCATAATTTGTAACACTAAGTGTTGTAGCTGTTAAAGTATCAACTCCCGTTAGATTACCTGATATATCAGCATTACCGTTTATGTCTAAGCTACCACCTTCTAATTCACCTGTAACAGCAAAATTAGAACTACTGTCCAGTGTAGCCTTAACATTACCATTAACAATAAAGTTAACAGGGTGATTTGACATAGTACCCATTCTTCCCGCTGCATTACCAGTGTGAGCATACATTGAAGTAATAATACCATCACTAACAGATTTTACATCTAATCTAGCGTGTGAAGTTCCTGCAACGTTTAATCTACC